TGAGTATCCAAAATCAAGAAAGTTAAACGAATCGCGTGGACGGACCGCGACCATCCGCATAGCCATATCCTGGCTCATGGATGGGTACATGTAACAAACACCGGGAAGCGCAGCGCCAACTCCCACGGTGCCTGTTGTCCAATATCTGAATGAGTAATTCAGACCTACATACGCCTGGTTTGCGTACATATAAAGTTCATATCCTCTACGCCAACGCGTCCACATAGACGCGTAGTTGTAGTCGTAAAGAATACTGAAATCTTTTAAGTTAAAGTCAGGTCTAAATTTCCTTTTAAAAGGCATCGGCGTTGAGAGCTGATGCCTTGAGCTAGCGCCTTCAACGGCTTTAAAACCAAAGTTCGATTTCTTTGGCTGGTGTGTATGCCAGCCAAAGTCATCTGAGCCCTTGTGTTTAGCCACGAATTAATAGAAGCCGCCCTGCGCCATGATGCAAACGCCAGAAGAGCTCAAACCACCAGACACAGCAGCAGGGCCGTTGCCTAAGTAGCCAACGCAAAGAATGTATCCCTTTTCGAGATACATAGCTTCAGACTTGCCGCGCTCGATGGGATACACAGTCGTGGTATCACCGACCTGAGGCGTGGGAGCCACGGTGGCTGGGAGCTCAACTCGCTGGATTAAACCATCAGTTGAACCAGAAAGACCGACCTGAAACTTACCGACTAACAGCGGGGTTGAGGTCGAGGGAGCAGCCTGGTTGGGTGCATAAACATACACACCAAAAGCAGCGGTACGAACCCCGCTGCGATCCGGGTAGCCTTCAGACGAGACAACAAAAATATCTTCTACAAGAGCTCCATCCTCAGAAGGAAGGTCGCCCACACGGACAAGCTGAACCAACTGGCTGAAGTCTGGGTTACTAGGAGAAGTAACTACAGGTGTACTGTTGTTAATTCGAGCACCCCTAAAGAAAGGGCGGTCAACCATTAAAGGTTGTTTGTTAGTCGAAGTCGAGGCCATTAGGTGCGCTCCGTGAGCTTATTACTTAGGTTGAGGTGCCCCTTGGGCAGGAGCCTGTGAGGGGAGTTTATCTTGAGGTTTGATAGATTCAAAACCTCCAGTCTTCAAAGCATCAAGAGCTTCTTTCCAGGAGATATCTCCTTTCTCAACCCCAGCAAGAACTAAACGTTGGCGTAAATCAGACTCACGAGCACTTTCGCGCTCCATACGAGCACGCTCTTCGGACTGTTCGTTACGAGCTCGCATATCTTCCAGCACTTGGAAGATAAACCGATCACCGGCCATACGGGGGTCTTCGACTCCACGGCCAGGCAAAGGGTAACCCTGATACCCTTGCTTAAAAGCAACAGCTGCCTCAACGATAGGGGCAAGTTTGCCAGCAATATCGTTTAAGCGGCCAAGGAAGCCAAGGTTCGCGTCGTTCTGTACCGGCGCAGAACCCATCGACACACCATAAGAACGAATGTCGCGAGGATCTGCTTCGCCAGAATAGTCGTAGCTTCGAGGGGCCATTACAGGTGCAGCCATATGCTTACCTAAATCGACGCAGATCCTGCAGTTATTTTACTATCAATAACCGGCGTACATTGCTGCACGCGGTGCTTGAGTACGAATAAAGTCCTGCACCCGTTGAAGATTGGGTTGGACATTAGGGGTTGTTGCATACTTCAGAGCTTGAGCTTCTTGAGTCCCTTTAAGAGCGGCATCTGCTGTAGATTCAGCGTTGCCCACAGCGTTTGCGGCTGTCTCCGAACCCATAGGGGTAGTCACAACAGTGGTCGTAATGGATTCAGAGCTTTGCTGATTAGCCGCCGGGTTAACCAGTTGACGACGCTGATATTCGTAAGCTAAAGCAGGGTTTGATTGCGCCCAGCTAGCCAGTTGACTGCCGACAGCAGGAGACTGACCGCCCATATAGCGCATGAGCTCCCGACGCTTATCAGCAGAGCCAGCATAAGCCTGACGCGCTGCGTAGTAATCTTCAATACTCTTGTAACGCTCAGGACTCATAGGTTCTGTGGCGCGTTGGACTGCGGCAGCAGCTGGAGCATTCTGAGCAAGGGCAGCACGCATGGCACTCTCGCGCTCTATACCGCCGGAGGTGACCACGGGGGCGGGAGCTGTGGGGTCGATGTTGCCAGGAGCAGGAGGGTTCGGAGCAGTAACACCAGGAGCCCCATCCCCAAGAGGAGATCCATCAGACTCGGCAAACAAAGGTGCGTTAACAGAAGGAGGCAAGGGAAGCTCAGGAGGTGCGCCGGCAGTCGTCTCACCAGTACGATTCCCACCCATCGACATGCCTGCGATACCGGCACCGAAGAGACCTAAACCAGCTGCGCCTGTAGCAGCACGGAAAGCAGGATTGTTAAGAAGAGCACCGAGATCAACAAGCTCAGCACCGCTTGCAGCGTTACGAGCAAAAGCCATAGCGGCCGCAGAATCCACGGGGGCAGGACCTGCGTCAGGGCCGAATGCAGGACGGGGAGCAACGGGACCTAAGTCAGCCGCCTCGCGTACCATCGAGGTGCCGATACGTTCTTGCACTTCTTTAGGAAGTTGGCGGATGAGTTCTGGACGCATCCGGAATCCACCGCTCCAGATATCGGGAACGTTATCCAGGAAAAAAGAACCTTGAACTCCGGCAGCCTCGGAAGGTCCCTGCATAGGAGCGCGACCGGGGCCTTGCAGCGCAGGAGGATTAAAAACTTCTAAGTTTGCCTGAGAAGCAACAGGGCCACCGCGATAAGGCTGACCCCCAATCGGAGTACCTTCTGGGCGAAGGGCTCCTTTAGCCGTGGTGAACTCAGCAGTCGAACGTGCCCCAGATGGGAAACGGAGATCAAGCTGACCCTGAACAGGAGTACCAGTCATAGAAGGGCCCTGCACCGGAGCACGCTGAGCGCCCTGCATCGTGGGCTGAGTGATTAAATCCTCAGTGAACTGAGTGCGAGTAGTAGGAGCAGCTGCAGGAGCCTGAGTCCTTACAAGTTCGCCGCCGCGAGTGCGCGGACCTTGGAAAGGCTGGGTGACAAGAGTATTGGTTGGACGTGCGCCCGCAGGTGCTGCGGGATTGTTTGCACCAGGACCGAAAGCGGGTTTGGGTGCTTGACCTAACTGGCGGGAAGTTTTAACTTCTAATGTTCCAAGCAAACCAGGACCAGGCTGGCTCGGAACCGACGCACCCATTTTACGGAGAGCGTTAGTAGTGTTCTCCACCAACACCTTATCGCCAGTCTGCAGGACCATCGGCATAACCCGCTCTGCAATGTCCTGAGCAGACCGGAAGCCAAGCTTGGCCAACTTACCGAGTAAGGACATAACTTAAAACGCCCGCTAGAACTGATGATTCTTAAGTCACAGTTTAGCGCCAATTAGCATAAAAGTAGAGTCGGTCCGAACGAGAAACATCAGGAGGACCAGGAATAGCTTGTATAAACTCACCACCACTTCTTTCGAAGCGGTAACGAGCTGCCACAGGGTCACGATAGTTAGGCACGTAGAGCATATGAGCTAAGCGCTCACACTCAAACTGATAGTTTTCTCTCCAGATACGCGCCGTTTCTCTTTTATCTTGGATACTGATAGAGCGAGACACGTCACCAAGAATTGTTTCTTGACGACTCGTAGCCCGACCCGTGGCCAGCTCAGTTAAGCGCTCAGCTTCTTCACAACGCTCAACTTGCTGAACAATTTTATCGAAGTAAAACTCACTAGGAACGCTATTACAAGCTTCTAATAACCGAGCGTAATCTCCAGCAGGTACAGTTGCGATGTTATAACCTAAGTGATACGCGACACGACTAAAGTTAAAGTCGTCTAATGCGTACCCAAATACTTGTGCAGGGTTTCTAGTTAGCTGATTAACAGCCGAATAGATTACTTCTCGCTTTGTGGCATCAGTAGTTGTCGGTTGAAAGACAACACCCTGCTGAGCTAGATACGACTGAATCTGCTCTAACTCATTCTGGCTCAGCTGCGCCACAACTAGAAACCCTTACATTTTTCTATTCTACGTACACAACGCCAGTAGCAAAAACTTCAGACCATTCGACCCTTTTAATGCTTTCTAACTGCTCAAGTTTGGTGAAACGCTCCCCAGGCAAAGACTGACGAAGTTCAACAATCTCCTTAGCTGTTTTTAAACCAACGCCAGGCAGACATTGGGTTAAACCTTCAGGAGTCAGGTTATTAAGGTTGATACGGTTATCAACCGGAAGCAGAGGCTTAACTACAGCAACCTCTTCCCCTTCTTTTTTGATTGTGCGGCGACCACGGCGTGTCTGAACCGTGTTTCCAGCCGGTTTAGGGTCTAGATCTTCTTTAAACTCATCAACTTGATCCTTATGAGCGAAAAATACCTTACCAGTGGTGCTGGAGCGCACCATGAAGTACTCACCGTCATCGTGAGTAGAGATTACGTCGATTTTAACCCCACTGGGTTTATAAACTTTGGCGGACATCTGAAAAAGTCAGTATGTGAGCAGTAGTTTAGAGCAGATTAGCTCACTCCTCACGCATACGCTTAAGGTCTTTTTCGAAATTACCCAAAAACTCAGCCCGTTTTTCCCAAGTATCCCCTCCTGTACACCCTTTTTTAGGGTTAATGCACTGAGGATCGGAAACACGGTTGCAAACTAGTCCGGCAAGATCTAGTTCGTTACCTTTATACCCAGTTTTCCAGTGATGTACGCCATTAAGCCACGTGGCGCCGCATCGAGAACACTCTTTGCGCTCTAACTTAAGGTCTGAAAGCTCCCGATCGTCCATAAATCTGGATAAATACGGTGTGCTTTATTAACTCTGACAGCGGAATGAGCTGAATACTGTAAAAACTTAATTAAGAACAGGAAATAAAGACAAAAAAAACCCCTTCCGAAGAAGGGGCCCCTTGTTTCGCGATCTGACTGTATCAGGTCGGAGAAGTCGAGGTGTAGATCTGAGATTCGATGACACCTGCAGGCTGCAGAGCCAGATCAGAACGCTCGGGCGGCTGATCGGGAACGATCCAGCACACTTCACAGATGGCAAGAGCTTTGTTCTTGCCGGACAGCTTGCCAGCACCAGCGCGGGGATCGTAGATACCCGAACCTTGAGCCAGACCAGAAGCGGCAACGCCGCCCAGGTTGGTGGTGGTGAACAGCTTCCACTGAGTATCAGCAGTCAGAGCAGACAGGCTGCTCGAGTTGATGATGTTGGTGGAGGCCACACTGCCGTTAGCGATGCGGCTGTCAGAACCAGTAACGGAGGTACCGAACTGACCAGACACAACAGTGGTGGTGTTGCGGAGACCTTGGCCCACAGCGGGGATCAGGGTCAGCTGAGGTGCGGCAGCGCCGCCAGCAACGCCGGAGCTCACCACATCGCCGCCGTCCACACGGAGGGAAGTGCGGTACACGAAAGCACCAGAAGGCACGGTGATGCCGTTGGTGATGTCGGCCCGGACGTCCTTGTGGAAATCGGGGGAAGGGATGATGACGTTGGCGTTCAGGAAGGGCTGGTTAGCCCCGTTCTGACCGGAACCATAAGGCTGGGTGTAGTAATCCAGCTGGTTATTGGTGCCGAGAGCCTGATAGCTCAGGTCGACGTAACCGATGGCTTGCTGAGCAATCCAACCGGGACGGAAGACCACGCCCACAGGGCCACCAACGGGTTGGTTGGTGTAGCTCGTCTGAACGCCGTTGGCGTTCTCGAACTGTACGGTCTTTTCTTCGTGCCAGTAACGAAGAACGTTGGTGTAGTTGCCGGGATAAATCTTGGCAACCGAGATCTGGTTAGGGTTAATCGTCATTGTTAGTTACCTCCTCAAGCGTCGAAAGAGTAACCAACGGTGACGAAGTCAGCGTTCAGAAGTTCGAAACCTGCGTACAGGCTCCAAATCATCATGATAAAACGGCTGAAATCGTCGTTGTTGTTGAGAAGCACCTGGGCGTTGTTGCCACCGATGCCAACACCAACGGCCTGCGGACCAAAGAAGATACCAACGGCTGCATTGTAAGCCTTGGTAGCCGATGCGATGGTCGCGTTCTGGGTTTGAGTAGGCATGTTGGTGCTTTCGAAGAAGCGCACGCCTTCAAACACAAAGCCCGTGGGCATGATCGGCTCGCCAGCCACGAAGGTGGCTTGGCCGAAGCCTTGACCCATGTACAGGGCAGCGTTGGGCTGCATCCCGGACATGAGGGGGTTGATTTGACCGTTGCCAGGATAACGAGCAACTTCGCGGAAGTCGCTGTTCTGACGAAGGTGCATCAGGAAGGTCGGATCGCAAACGCAGCGATAGAAACCATCCTGGAAGGTAGGAGTGTTCCGCTTACGCAGGCTCTTCACCACGCGTAGCAGGTCATCCTTAACGTCGAACTTAGCTTGCTCGGCGTTGGTATAGCTCAGAGCACCAGTGGCAAGGTCACCAGGGAAGTAGTAACCGCCTTGGGTGTCAGAAGACTGACCCTTAGAAACAGCCTTCAGGAGTTCGTTGATGAACACCCGATCACGCCAACGACGATAGTCGTCGAGCAGCGTCAGGCTACCAATGGATTGGTGGAAGGTGGTGAGGTTGCCGGTATCAAGAAGCAGACGCTGAGCAGTGATCAGCGTTTCACGTGCAATCTTGAAAGTGCTGGGCTGAGTGGGGTCACTCGGGTCAGCAGGACCGGTGTACTCGCGAAGCGTCACGAGCACCTTATCCTTCACGATATTGCGGCTGTTAGCAGTACCGATGGTCTGCTCAGCAGTACGCTCGCGAGATTCTTTGGAGCCGGGGTTACCGAAGAAGCGGTAACGGTCAAGCTGCACAGTCTGGCCGGGTTGCTTCGAAAAATCGTGAACAACCACAGGCTCCGCAGCCATCTCAACGATGTATGCGGGGTGAGGACGGTACAGTTCAGCACCAAGAATCTTCGGGAAATCATTATCGATGAACATCGATAATATCCAGAAGAAACTACAAAGTTAATCTTAAAACCCTAGAAGCGAGATAAGTAAGAGCTTTGTCGCGTTCTTAGCGGTTTAGATTTTAGTGCCGGGGCTAAATGTACGCACCATATTACGTACACCCTCACCAAGCACACCATATACAGATCCGTAATTCGGAGCGTATCGCAACGATTTACCTCTGTAACTATTACGAGCCGGAGAACCCATCTGACCGGGGACACCCGTATACCTTGTTTCAGTGAGAGACTGGCAGTAGATGGGGTAGTGATAAACCCAAGCAGCACGAGACCCAGAGGTATCGTTTGTGGGGTTTGTCAAAGTTGGTGACTGATTTGTGGGGTGTGTAACCCCACCACCAGTAATCCCACCGCCCTCAATCGTGTTGTCGTTTGAAGCTGGTGTCTGGAAGGGACTGTAGAGCTGGTTATCCGGTATCTGCTCGCCGTACCAAGTATGCGTGCCAAAATTTCTGAGACCTGGCCGTGGCCCGAAAGCAGTTTGAACAGTTGCATTAGCAGTGCTGTATAAACCCTGCGCCCTGAAACCGACGTAAGTATCTAAAAGCCCAGAAGCGTGAGGAAGTGTATTTTCGTAATTTGTCCAATAACCAGATACGGCAGGCGGAACAGCTTTCCACTCAGTAGTGAAATAACCGCTTAAATTCGGCGGACCTACAGGAATACGCCCAAAGTCAGCCCCTTGATCATTAACGCCGTACCAGGTCTGCGTGAAACCTAGAGGCGTGACAAACCCACTAGATACAACTAAATAAGTATCAGTTAGATCAAGATCATCACCCGTACGTTGCGGACCAGATTGAATTGGGTGGTACAGATTCTTATCATATTTCCAGTTTGTCTGCGGCGTATACACCATAATGACACTCCGAATAATTTAATTTTACTTGGTTTAAAATATTTAAGAGCTTTTAACAGGGCGAATGTCCTCGCAGATAGAAAGAGCCCTGACAATGTTTTTCGAAGATCCTGAAGCTTCTATAGCCTGTTTTTCAGGATCAATTACAGAAAGCCTGACACACCCACGCGGGATTAAAAAAGTAATTCCTTATTTAATCAAAGCCTCTATAGTTGGCTGGATGCTCGCTACGTTTGTAAGTCCAGCAATCGAGGAGCGATTCAAACTAACGAAGAACGAGTCAATCGCCACCTCTTTCATAATCGGATATGCAGGCATTCGGATACTGGCCGCTGCCGAACGTCTCGCAGAAAAAGAACTAGAAAGACGCGTAGGTGTTAATAAAAACGACGAGATCAGCTAATAACAATCGACTCATCAAAAGTTTCAGATTGCTCAGCGGCGGGAGCGGGTTCTTGCTCAACCGGCGTGGAAATCTCTTCTTTCTTTTGCTCAACAGGAGTCTTCCGGCGGCGATCTGTAAGCGTATGCACGGCAGTAAACCTTTTGCTTAAAGAATAGCAAGAAAAAAGCCCTCATTTCTGAGGGCTTATCAAGACCTTGGCTTCTTCAGTCTATCAAGCGGGATCCATAAAGAGCAGCTTGCTGCGAAGCGCTTCAGGACCCATTTGGCTCAGATAACGCCAGGCGTTCTCAGGGCTGCGATTCATGACTTCGCTGAACTGATTCCACTGTTGCTCAGGCTGTGAGCCAACAGTAGAACCGCCAGCACCCGCAGGAGGAGCAGGCATGTCATAGCGAGGCTGATAAGCCTCAGCCTGTTGCTGATAACCAATGGAGCTATCACTATCGATATCCACGGGTACAACCTCGGTGAAGTAACGATCAGTGTAGTTAGCCAGATGGTCAGGATCAGTCAGGATGGTCTGCATCGCATCGTGGCGAGCAGTAAGAACATCCAGTTGCTGAGCCTGCTCTACCAGGAGATCCTCAAGAGAACAAGCGTACTGATTGAGGATACCAGGAGCTTCGATACCGAAGTGACTAACGACCTCGGCGGTTACGGGGCTTACGCTCGTTTGCGGGGCCGTAGAAGTTTGCGAGGAAGCTTGGGTCGGAGAGGCGCTGGTAGGCCAGGTCTGCGCTGCCTGCTGCTCCTGGTAAGCCCAGGGTTGGGCCTGTAAATTCTGACTGCTCAGTTGAGTAGCCAGTTGCTGAGTTGCCTGGTAAGGCGACTGTTGAACCTGGCTGGGGGACTGAGAGTTCACCTGCGAGAGCACCCGTTCCAGGGTACCCATCGCTGCTTCCCACGGATTGCTGGGGGAGGATTGCGACGTTAACTGGTTGTACTGGCTGTTGGTAGAAGGGCCCGTAGCCGGTGCCACCTGCGACGGCGGTTGGGCTGTAGGAACCGAAGCTACCGCCGGGGTAGAGGTTTGCGCCACCCACTGCGGGTAGGCGGTTGAGCCCTGGTCCGAAGTTGCCGCCGGGGCTACCGCCGGGGAGACCGGGCTCGGGATCGAAGCTTGGATCTGCTGGCTCATAGCTACCCGAGTAAGTTAGTTCTTCCGCGAGGTGGTCGAATGTCCTGTAAAGGAGCGGAGTTATGTTCAGTCTAGGATCAGCCGCAAGTGGCTGATTAGGCGCAAGTGGATGCGGCGACTGCAACATCTGGCTTAATAATACCAGAAATTGTTGCATTGCTGATTGTGTCTGTTGCACCATGCGGAAGGGGAAACCCTTCAACATTTCAGCTCGCTCAGAGTCAGTTTTTTCAGGAAAAAGGAATTTAAGAGCTTCGATGCTATCCACACCAAGCTCTTGTAAGTTACGTACAACGATGGACTTCTGGTTTATATCGTAAGCAGTGTCTTCGTAGACGTCGCCCTGGTATCGATACGTAACAGTTCGATCCCCATCTTCTGGAAGCCCGATAACTCCGGGAGGGACCTTGTTTTCCTGAAGAGCTAGCTGAATAGTTTGAGTAACTTTTGCTTCGAACTTAGCTAACGCGTTTTGATATTTCTCAATATTTTCTTCGGTTTGTTCTTTCGGCGGCTTCGGCTCTTTTAAACCAGCAGCCGCAATAAACGACTCACGGAAGATAGTCTCCTGGTGATAGATCATCATTTCCAAGAGACGATTAAACCCATACGTAAGGAAACTTTTGTTCTTCCGGAGAGCCGTGGCCTGAGCTCGACCCATCAAACCTTTAATTTCCGTGGCAGTAGCACCAGCAGAAATTGAAATCTCATCCACACCGCCTAAGGCTGTGCGAATCTCTTCTCGTAAAAGAAGGGCATACCGGTTCATATCCCCGTTAACGGGGTCCGGTGTCATGTAACCAACTCGGTCAGACGGCTCAACGTTGGCAATAATGCGCGGAACACGCAAACCGCCGCCCATGCTCGAGCCAAAAGGCTCACTTACTCGAGTCGAGGGGCTGTCGACACCGGCAAAACCACTCTGACTGCTGATTGTGGGCCTAAAAGTGCTCTGAGCATCACTAGCTTCGACCAGATCACTCCGTGGACGAGAGCTAATCAGCGTCGGGTTGCCAAAAAACTCAATATTTTTGGCGATGTTGCGTGTCAGCTCATCGTGTAAACAAATTTGCTCCATAAAAGGATCAAATTCGCCTTCACCTTCAGTACCACTGGCGTTTGGCTTGTTTAAAACCTCAACAGCGGGAATAAAACCAAGTGTGTTAGGTCTTTTTTTGGCTGGAGTCAGAACAGCGCCAGGTTCAAGATCAAAACTGAGCTCGGTATCAGTTTCAACCTCACTAATTTCATCGGCAGTAATCGTTAAACGTACATAACGCTTGTTCTGCCCGTAAGAATTACTAGGTAAGCCTAAATTTGCGTTCTTTACTTTATAGCTATAGACAATAATGACTTCTTCTACGTTGCCATTAACGTCATGGTACACACGATATTGATTTTTGTTGAAGAAATAAATCTGATATTTAAGTTTTGGGTCTGGTCGGAAGTAAAACAGACCGCAACCGTCGATTAAAAAATTACGAATAATCGCAGGAAAACGAATATCTAATTTGTTTAGAGCAATTATGTCTTCTAAAAATCGTGTACGGCTTCTAAATGTATCTTGATCGCAATAAAAAGCTAGACCCTTCTTGATCATCAGAAGAGTCATCTGCTGAAGATGGCTCAGAACAACCATCGTCGAAGCCTGGTTGCTTCGATCCTGAGTGCGCGAGGCCTCTAAGATTTCAGTAAATCTTTTTCGTGTTTCGGTCGAGCTGGCCATTTATACGCACGAATGAGGAGATCCAAAAACGGATCAGTTACGGAAAGTACTTTCCTTAGCTTTACGAGCTTTAGCCACGGCTCGCTGCCGTGTGGCAGAAGAACCAGAAATTTCCTGACCGCTGGGAGCTTTTTTGGCCTCTCGGTCGGCCGCAAACTTCTTCAGAAGCTCCGCAGGCATATTATTCGCCATCTGGAAGAAGGTACTTTTTGACTCTTTCCAGTTTAACCGCTTCCTCGGGTAAATCTCCGATGGAATAGTAAGTAATCAAATGATCCTCACGACCCAACATATCTGTACTACCCTCATTAGGTTCAAATTCATCGCACATTTTCTGAACTTCTGGTTTATCCCAGATGTAATACTCAGCTATAGAGCGCAGCTTTGTACGACGCTTATCCGAATCTCCCATCCAGCTCAGGTGCCAACCTGCGTCACGCTTGCCAAAGTACAAATTATCTTGACTGGCACGCATAGAAGACAGAGTGCCTAATTCTTTTAGCTGTTTAACAGTACTTACAACACCACAACGCCAGTCGAACAGCTCTCCTTCAGGAGAAACAAGCTGTCGATCAGCACGCCCGTAGTGCATCGACATGCTAAGGCGTACAATCTTATCCTTATTATTTTTTACAGTCTCCAATAACTCTGGGAACCGTTTGGGGTTAGCTATTTCGTCGCAGTCAGAGCAAATAAAAACAGTATCGTCAGGCATCATATGAAGCCCAACACCTAAAGCGTCCCGCTGACCTCGTTCCCGAATCCAAGGATCTGGAGCTTCTTCGTAGGACGGAAGCTCAACATGGAGAACTTGAATCTTGTCTTCGTTAAGACCAAGTTCACGAATAGTGTCTAAGCACGTAAAAGGTTTTTCCTCACCGCGATGCGTTCTATTTGCATCGGTAATTAAGAAACCGTCAACGTGATCTTCTAGTGTCTTAATCCGTAACTCAAGAATTTCTCGTTCGTTGAAGTACGGAAACGCGTCGATGAGCACTAGGATCTACTGAGCTAGCAATATAGTAGCTCAATCTCGCTCCTGTAGGTACTTTGCGACCTTGTGCTTAGCACGCATTAAGGAGTTGCCGTTAGTCTGCTCCAAAACGCTTCCGCCATCAGGCTCCATACCGGTGTACTGATCATCCGGAGGAGCAGGTGCTTGCGGCGTGGGTGAGTAAGTATAGTCAGTCTCTTCGTCGTTCAAGATCTGAGCAAACGCATTTGAAGAAGGTGCATTTGCCTGCCGTTGCGCATCAGCAGCTTGCATGTTCATTTGGTATGCCTTAGCAAAACCAAACCCAGCTCGTGCGTAAGGATCCATTAGTAGAGAACGAAAACGCCCTGAACACTACCGCTAATAATAGCAGTACAAGCAATAGGTATTAAAGTATTACCTTCTAAGTTAATTGCAGTAGAATGCTGCCCAGGAGCATCAGAAAGTTCAACAGTTAAATAATCTTTGCTGCTATTTGCCTTGCTCTCAATAAAAATAGCGCGGCAAGTTGCGAAATTCTTGCGACCAATTGACGGAGCCCACCCAAAACCACTTGCGTAAGGCAAGGCGGCAGACTGTCCGTATACAGATCCGAAAGCGCGGATATCCATTCGAAAAGGTTGTTTTGCTCTAGTTTAACGCGGCTCTTGGTTTTTCTCTAAATAAGTGATCAATCGATCTAAATACCACTGAGCTTTTTTCAGGTCTTCTAGGCCATTTTTATGGCGCTCACGCGACACATACTTCAGTACGTTTAACTTGTAGCCACCACGTATCTCTTCTTCCGTCAGGCACGACTCCATGTAATCGATGGTTTCGATTGCCCCGTGAGTGTAGTGACGGGGGTGATTAACAGGATCAGGAGAAAGGTCCATGGTGGCTTATCGGTAAAAATCGATTACTTATTCTTACCTCCTCCGCCTTTATTTCCGCCACCTTGGCCGCCTCCGCCACCTTTATTTCCACCGCCTTGACCGCCACCTTGACCGCCGGCCTGGCTTCCACCGCCCCCTTTATT